GCATGTCCTGGCTGTTGCCCATGGCCGCGCCCCAGGGCGCATGGATCATCATCAGGGCGTTCTCGGCCATGGTGGTTTTCTGGCCGGCCATGGCGATCAGCGAGGCGATGGAGACGGCCACGCCGTCAATATGGATTTCCGTTCCGCCCGGATGCCGATTGAGGGCGTTGTAGATGGCGATGCCGTCGGCTACCGAGCCGCCGTAGCTGTTGATCCTGGCCCTGATTTTCGTCTGTCTGCCGAGTTCGGCGATGGCTTCGACCAGTTGCTTGGCGGTGACCGAATCGCCAAACCAGGATTCGCCGATGTCGCCATAGATCAGCACTTCGGCTTCGTCGGGCGTGGCCGAGGCGCGGATTTCCCACCAGTCGCCGCGAGCGGCCTTGACCGGCGAAAGCAAATCCTTTTTCAGTTGCCGCAAGCTTGCGGCGGCGTTTTTTAGATCATTCGGCGGGCTGGGCATATTGGGGATTCCGTACATTCGAGGGCGGTTTTTCGTTGGCGGGATCGGCGGCGTTGATCAGTCCGGCGTCCGTCCATTGCTGCCGCCACAGGCGCTCCTGCTCGATCACGTCGTTCGGGCGGAAACCGCGACGGCGGATGATCTCCGGGCCGCTGGCCAGGCCGTTGCGCTCCAGGGTTTCCCAGGCGTTGGCTTCCTTGGCCGGGTCGATCCAGGGCATCTGCGGGCCGATATACAGGGCGTCGTCGAGGCGGTTGAGATTGAGCGAGCGCGGAATCCGCAGTTGCCCGGAGGCCAGGGCGACATTCAGGAAGTTTTCGTACACCGGCTGCACGAATTGGGCGGCGAATTCCTCCTGAATCAGGGCATACATGCCCCAGTTCTCGACCAGCTCCTGGCGCTGGCTGGAATAGCTGCCCTCGTAGGAGTTCGACAGCGAGGAATAGCCGCAGCCGACGCCGGAGGCGACGGCGCGAAGCTGACTGTTGCGGTGCGCCTGCAGATTGGCGTTGGGCCGGTTGGTGTCGATGGTGCCGATATCCTCGCCCGGAGCGAGGTCGTCGATGATCATGCCCGGCACGAACTTGAGTTCGCGGGCGATCGGGTTGCCGTTGCTGTCGCGTTCGGCTTCGTAGGAATCCGGCATCCCTTTTTTGATGTAGGCGGCCATGCTGGCGGCGACCTTGGCGGCGATGCGCTCGGATTCTTCGTAGTCCTTGATGTCGTCCAGGCGCGAGAGCACCGAGGCGAACACCGAGACGCCGCGCGCCTGGCGGAACCGGTCGACGATCTTGCCGTGAATCATGCGGTCGGCGGGAATGCGGCGCAGGGACGCGGCGCCGGGATAGAAATTGACGTTCTGCACGATCTGCCAGTCGCCGGGATGGACTTTGTACAGATGATAAGCCTGCGGCCTGCCCCAGGCGTTGCGCTCGACGCCCATGGAAATCCACGGCTCGGACGACGACATCCAGAACGGCAGCAGGTCGGATTCGATCAGTTCCAGGCTGAACGGCACGCGGGTGCCGTGATCCAGTCCCGGCGTTCTGCCCAGCAGGAGCTGGCTAAGGAATTCGCCGTCGCGCACCCATGCGCGGGCGGCGATGCGCTGCGCCGAAGCCCAGCGGTGCGAGCCGGTGGTTTCCGGCAGCTTGCCCCAGTCCTGCCACAGCTCGGATATCTGTCCGGCCAAATCGATGTTGATGCTGCCGTCCTTGTTGCGCGGCTGCGGTTCGAGGGTGATGCCTCGGGCGCCGACGATGTTGGACACCAAAATGGCCAAGGCGCCGCGGGCGAGATCGTGATTCTGTTCCAGATGGCGGGCCTGTTCGCGCAGGGCGACTCCGGCACGCAGCACGGCGACATCGCCGGAACCGGCTTCGCGGCGGCCCTTGCGGGTAACCGAAGGCTTGGCGGCTTCGTAATAGGCGAGGATCTGGCGGTCGCGGGCGCGGCGCATCGCCCATCCGGGCGAAACCGCCTTGATCGCGTCTTCCAGCCAGTTGAGTTCAGTCATGGAACACCGCGCGGGAGAAGCGGAAACTTGGCATTCCCATCGCCTCGCGCTGCTCGGCGTCGACGGCGCGCTGCAGGAGGGCGATTTCGGCGCGCACTTCGGCCAGGTCGGCAAATGTGAGTTGTCTTCCGCCGTTGGGATGCTCGACCCGTGCGGACTGGCCACCACTCAGAATGGCGGCTTCGGCGGCGAGGTAGAGGGCAAGACGATCGGCGGCGGAAGACATGGGGTCGAAAGCATGGGGAAAAGCGATTCCCATTTCCAGGGAAGAAATGGGAATAAATTTCTCCCGAAAATCGCCGTCAGGTAATTTTTAAAAAAGTCCCGGAAGCTTGGCCGACCTCCGGGACAATAGGAGACACGCGGCAGGTTGAGAACCGCGTTGAGGAAACGCGCCGAAAACCGGCGCGGAGGGACTGACGCTGCTCGATCAGCGTCAGGGAGCAAGCTCGGGGTCGCCGAACACGATCTCGGCGGTTTCGGCCTCGGCGCGCACCACTTCCAGGGCGCCGGAGGCGCTGACGGTGCGCACGCCCTGGCCGAGATCGGCGTCGAAGGTGGCGGTGATCTGCACGGCGCCGCCTTCGGTAGCCATGTTGGCGACGGCATAGGCGCTGAGATCGTCGATCGGCTGGATGGAGACGAGGATCGAATCGGAGGATTCGAAGGTCACCGCGCCGTCGATTTTGGCGTCGCGGCCGGCGGCGGTCTTCGGCGCCACGGATAATTTGATTCTTTGCTCGTTGGTGATTCTGGCCATGAGATTAGCTCCGGTAATGTAGGATTGAGGGCCGAACCAAAACCGCAGAAAGGCCGAGGCATGGGCGCACGGAACGGGCCGAAGGCCGAAGAGTTCCAGCGTTCGCGCCACGAGGCATGGGGCCTGGATGTGCGGTTTGTGGGATTTCATAGGAAACCGAAGCCTAGCAGAAAGCCATTCCCATTTTTAGGGGAGAAATGGGAATAAATATTTGCAAGGTTCCTGGTTCCCACGCTGGAGCGTGGGAACCAGATGAAAAAAAGTTTTGTTGAACCGAACAAAACCCTTGACAAACGTTCTATTATGTGAAACAATAGACCCAAGCTCAAAGACAAACCAACCCCGGAGAATCCAGATGAACGCCAAATCCAGCAATTCAAGAACAGCAACGATCTTCGTCCTGGTGCAAAGCGGTTTAGAGACCGGTTATCTATCACTGGCGGACGCCGAGAATTTCGCCCGGTATGTATGGGGAGGAACCTGCACCATCGAGCAAAGACAATTTCAAATTCCCGAAGACGCATTCTGGGACGGCGATTTGATCTCCGTGGAACTGCATCGCGGCGGCCAAGACGAAAACAGCATCAACTCGGGCGGCCAATGGATTGGCCCGGTTTACGGACACGCCCGCGTCATGACCGTATCGCTGAGCACCGGGCGGATAATCGGATTTATCGCCGAACCGGGAACTGACAAATGTTTGCAATGCATGCCGTTACATGCCGGGATAGATGGATTCCCGTATCGGAATGCAAAACTGGTCAGACAGAATGATCTAACCTGTAATTGATAATCCAGTAAAGCGCAGGAGAACCTGAATGAACGCCAGCGAAACACCAAGAGAAAATGAACGCCGATTGATGAATGATTTCGCCATGAGAAATCAAAAGATCGATGAAGCCGTGAATTATCTCATTCATAAACAGGATGTTGAGAATGAAAGTAAATATTATGTCTATGTCGGATATCACCCGATATATGGCTGGTGGTTCGTCACCGATGCCGAAGCGCAGGCGGACAGGGAAAAATTATCCTGTTTGAAAAACGCATGCATGGTCGATCGGGATGGATTCGTCCGTGAAATCCCGTAATCCGGTCACCAATTGCCTGATGGTGGCCGGTTTGCTCACGGATGCCGCCATCACATTGGATCAAATCGTGGAACAGACCGGCATTTCGCGGACGCAGCTGTGGCATACGCGCAATCTGCTGCAGGCGCCGCCGCCGGAGGGATTCGGGATGGTGATCGAGAAGGGGCCGAAACGGACTTTGATCGTCCAGGACTGGGGTTTGTTCGATCCGAAAAAATTGAGGTTAAAACCATGATCACTAAAATCAAATCTGAAATCAGGCCGGTAGCCGTTCCCGGAACGCACGGGCGCATGTTGTCGAAAACGATTTTCGAGGTGAGGGAATTGATCCCTCATCCGAAAGCCCCGGATTTGTTCATAAATGGGCGCTCGCTGTTCAAGGGCGGGCTGGCCGAATGTGAAAAATGGGTATCCGAACATGAAGAATAAATTCAAATCTATCGGGCTGGCGATCGGGCTGGCGCTGTTGCCGGTATATGCCGGCGCGGAGTCGGTTTACAAGTGCATCTCGCACGGGCAGGCGCATTACCAGCAGCAGGCCGTCGAGGGCGGCGACTGCAAGGTGGTGGAGCTGCGCAACGACGAACCCTCGCCGGCGGATGTCGCCTGGGCATTCGCCCGCAAGCAGCGGGCCGCCGAAATCGACGCGGCGGCGCATGAGCAGGTGTTGCGGGAAAGATCGGTGGAGGCCCAGGAAGCCCAGGCGCAGGCCGAGCAGCGCCGCGCGGCGGCCGTCGAGGAACAGGTCTTGCAGTTGCGCAATCAGCCCGCGCCAGCTCCGGTCATCGTTTATCCAACCTGGTATCGCTGGCCGGTCGGAGGCGGATATTTTCCGCCGCCAAGAGAACATAAATTCGATCGTCATTAACCGAAACAGGAGATTACCATGAACGCCCAATCCGTCAATCCTGAACAAACCGAACAAATCCGGCGCAATCTTGCCGATATTCGAGCACAGGAGAGAAACGGAACTTTGTTTGAACCGGTTCCAAACCCGAACCAAAAACGGAATCGGAATAAACCCTCAATCTCGGCGGCAAAGCCCATACCGAATTACAACCTGAAATCCTGCCGGATTTGCGGCCATCGGGTCAGCATAAATGCGAAATTGTGCCCAGGCTGCGGTGAGAAAAATCCGGCGCCTCAAAATGGAATCTGGATCATCCTCAATATATTGGCCATTTTTGGATGCTTGCCATTGACCTCGATTCTGTTTGGCTTGGGATTATCCATCAATATAGCCTTGTTGATAAGTTTCATCATGGCCATATTCCTGATAGTCGGTCTGATAAAGCGGGTTTATTGGTTCAGTACCGTTAGGAAAATAACATGAACGTCAAATTTGTCATATCCATGATTATTTTGTCGATCGGCTTGTTTTCATCGGTTGCCGAAGCCCGGCATCCGCGAAGCGAGGCCGCGAAGGATCATTTCAAGGAATCGAGTCCGTGTCCCGCCAATGGCGCCCGGCATGGCGCCTGTCCGGGCTATGTGATCGATCATATCAAGCCCCTGGATTGCGGCGGCGCCGACGATCCGTCCAACATGCAATGGCAGTCGGTGGCGGAAGGGAAGGCCAAGGATAAATGGGAGCGCCAGGGCTGCCACGGCGGAGGATCGCCCGCGACCGCCGAGCCAATCCGTTATTCGCCGCCAGCAGCCGCGCCGGGATCAGCGAGCGAAGGCCTGAAAATCATCAAATGGACTGACGAAAATGGAAAGGTGCATTTTGGCGAACGGCCGGCCAATGCGGTGGATGAGATCGCGAAAAAGGCGACAGTGCTGCCTTATGACAATTCCGATGGCATCCTGCGCTATGAATGGGGATATTCTGGGAGAGGCATCAGTTTTGACACCGACCAGGGCCGCGGTTCGGCAGTATCGGGAAACGGCAACCTCTATACCGGCCCGCGCGGCGGCCAATATACCCTGACGTCCGGCGGCAACAAGCGTTATATCGGCGGCGGCCGTCGGCATTAAATTCCAGTTTATTTGCATTTAGAATCCCTGATAATCCTGTAAAACGATGTTGTTGATATGCTGAACCGCCGGCAGAGTTCATGCCGGTTGGTGCCGTTGAAGGCCTGCCGGATTTGGTTATTGCGGCATTCCTTGCTGGGCGACGGAATGTAGACCTCCTGGCCGCCGGCGCTGTTGGTGAGTTCCTTGATGACGACTTCGGCCAGTTCTTCCGCGCATCGTTCCGACAGAAATCCGGCATTGCGACCGATGGCTTGCGCCAAATCCCATTTGAAATCCAGGATGTTGTCTTTGTAGCGGCTCATAGCAACCAATCCTCCCGGCCCAGGCCGGATTTGTGGTATTTGCGCTTCGGCAATGGCGTTTGGGACGCCAAAACCGGCGAATTTGCTGCTTTCGTGGACGAAATTGCAGTTTTTGCCTGCAATGTTTGGGCTTCCGTGACCAGAATCGGGGCGGTTTCGATGGCCTGGAACAGGTCCGGCTGGCGCAGTTCGGCGGCGATCTTGTTCCAGCGCGCGGCGGAGAAGCGGTCGATGCCCAGATACCAGGCGGAGGCGAGGTTGTAAACCATCAAATCCAGGGCTTCGTTGGGATGGCCGATCTTGATTTTTTCATAGATTTTGCGCTTTTTCTTGCCGATCCAGCGTACGACCTTGGCCTCGGCGAGCAGTTGGCGGAAGAATTCGATGTCCAGCTCCTGGCTGAGATGGATGGCCTGCTGGCCATCGAGCGCCAGGCGATTGAAAAGCCAATCCTTGCAGGTATCCGTGCCAACCAGCCAGATTTCGGCGCCATGATGCTGCGGCCTGCCGCGATAGTTGTAGTCGACTTTGCCGGGCTTGCCGGCGATGACGGGTTTGCCGGAATGGGATGCGCCCTTGACCGCGAGGACGGTCTGCAACTGGCCGCGGATGTAGCGGCGGCGGCGGGTGCGGACGAATTCATAGACCTCGATGGCGCTGTCGCCATCGCCCGAATCGATGCAGCAGGCGGAAATGATCATTTCGGCACCGCTGGCGGTGGCGATCGGCAGTTGCAAATGGGTTTCCAGCTCGCGCCAGACATCCGGCAGGGTGGGATCGCCATAAAGTATATGGTGATTAATCACCCAGCATTCCAGGCCGATTTCGCCCGGCCCCCAGCCATTGATGAGCATTTCCAGGCGGTTGCCCTGTACGTCGACGGCGGCGGTGGCGATTAAGGCACCTTTTGGGGCGATTCCGAGCCTATAGTACTCTGCCCGCTGGTAGAGTACCTCCGGTTTGATGCGGGCCGAAATTAGCGTCCAGGTGCGGGCTAAACGGGTATTCCAGAATACCTGCATCTTTTCCTTGCTGCCCTGATCCATCTCGGCCTGGGCGTCGCGGTGCTCCTGGGCCAGTTTGAGCCAGGAATCCCATCCGAGCGGGGCGTACAGGTAGCTGATGGTGAAGGACGCGGTTTCGCCGCCGGGCGCGGCGGCTCGCCATTGGTGGTTGTCGAACATGAAGGGTTTGTGATGCTCCTCGATCATGCAGCCATTTGACGTGCAAATCATCCACACCCTGCCCTGATCGAAGTCGGCGCGCAGGTTTTCCCATTCGAGCGTCTGGTATTCGCCGCAATGGGGACAGGGCACAAAACAATATTGCTGATCGCCTTCGCGGAACAGCTCGTCTATGCGGCTGGCGTCCTCTTCGGTCGGGGAGCTGGTGTAATAGGATTTGGCCTTGCGGCCATAGGTGGACTGGCGCTTTTCCAGCAGGCTGATCGGATCGCCTTCGCCTTTGATCTCGCGAATGATGCGGTCTACCTCGTCGGCATAGACATAGCGCGCCGAGGCCTCGGAGAGGTTGGATGCGGATCGCCCGGTCAGTATCCACAGCGTGCCGCCCTTGAATTCCTTGGTGTCCACGGTGTTGCGGTTGTCGCGGGAACGTTTGACGGCGACTTTTTGCTTGACCGTCGACACGGCGTTGACGGTCTTGTCGAAACGGGCGGAGACGCGCTTGGCCAGCCGGTCGGTAGGCTGGAGCATGATGGCGTTGGCCGGCGACTTGTCGATCAGGGCGAACAGCCAGTTCAGGCCGATCTGCGTTTTCAGAAGCTGGCTGGCGCCCTTGACCACGACGCGGCGGGCCGGATGCTCGGGACTGAGGGCGCGCATGACGGCGCGGGCATAAGGCGTGCGTTCGACGCGATAACGGCCCGGCTCGGCGGCGCCGGTCTCGGCGGGGATCTGCATGTGTTCCTCGGCCCATTCATCGATCCACAACGGCTTGTCCGGGCGAAGGCCTTCGCCGAAGGCCTGGACGTAAGCGAGGAACCCGTCATGCGGCTTCATTGGCGATCTCTTCGGGTTTCAGGCTGGCAATGGCCGCCAGTTCCGCGCGGATTTTGTCGCGCAGGTAACATTCGATCGCCCAGGAGTCGGTCTGGCTGGCCAGTTCGGTCGAGATTTTCGACGGCAAGGTATCGATCAGGGCTTTCTGCAGGATGCGCCCGACAGCATAGGCGGCGCGATCATGGCCGGCCCTGTCGATGAGTTCGCCGGCCATGCGCTGGGCTTTCATTTGCAGGATGTCAGCCTCGGCGCATTCCCTGCGCTTGCGGTCTTCATCATCGACGCCCCGGCCAGCCGCACGAGCCCGCAGATGTGAACAAAAATCCATGATCCATTCCCTGTAGGTTCCATTCGGACGCAATATGCCGTTGACCACGAACTGCGATACATGCGTTCGATCGATGCCGACCAATGCGCCGAACTCGTTTTGTCTGGCTTGGGTTTCAATATCCATAATCATAATCTAAATAATTGAATATACTAGCGATATATTCAAAACTGCTCCCCCTGAATTCTCAACGAGGTAAGAATTACTGCCATGGTTATGGGCTGGAAGAACCTATTAATTTGCATTACAGCATTCTGATGATTTCACGGCTTGCAACTTCCTGAGCGATTTCGAAGAATCTGAATACCGGCTTATATTTCGGGGCGCTGATGAATGCGATCAGCGGTATATCCTGCTTTCCTTTTCTTAGCCAAATCCCGATAGGCTTGCCGTTCTTGTATCGTACATAACATTTCGATGTGTCTCGCGTCCGTAGTCTGGATCGCTCGGTTTTGTGTTGTGTGACATCCGGCCCCGCCGCCATGTCGGTCAGTATTTTGTTATACATCCCTCCCGGCAGGTTGCCGTAGGCATCGAGCGGCGCTCCCCTGGCCGGCGTTACGTACTTATCGCCCGGCAGGATGCCTGCGTTTCTCAGCCAATGCTCGATGCGCTTGGCTGGTCTTTCGCCTCCGAATACCTGCGGACGCATGTACTTACTCGCCCCGAACTTGAACCATACCATCGCCCGAAGATCAGCCTTGGTCGCCGGCGTCAGTTGCAGGCTGCCCATCGTGTAGGGCGTGGGGCGGTCGAACACTCTGCCCATTTCCTCCTGTTCAGCGGCCTTGACCGCCTGCCCCGTCCTGGTCAGCGCTCGCGCCAGGCGGAACGGGATTTCCTGTTCGCTGATCTTCATGTCTTGCATCGCCTGATTCAGGTTGTGTGTGATCGAAAGCTTTACGCCGTTTCCCATCGAATTCTCTTAATTGTTTAATTCAATCAAACGTGGTCATAGGTAGATCAATTTTGGTCACAGGTGGTCACAGGTGTGGATAACTCCGCAAACCCTTGCCATTACTGACTTGGTCATAGTGGTCACAGTGGTCATAGTACGCGCGCACATACGGAAAATTTATATATAAAAAAAATCAACCAGAAGTTGATATACGTTTTCGCGCGTTAGCGATTTAGGGTCGTTTACCTGTGACCGCTATGACCACGCCAATAGCCGCGCGGGTTTCAGGAGTTATCCACACCTGTGACCACCTGTGACCACCTGTGACCACTATGACCACATTGCACCAAAATAATCACTACGCACCAAAATAAATCAGGCTAGGAAGCCTTCAGGTTTTCCTCCTCACAATGGTCTTCCTCCCAGAATGAATCTGGCAGGCGGAATTTTTTGCAGAATATGGCCTGGGCCGATTCGATAGTTGGAAATTTATAGCAACATTGCCGATTTGAATTGTTCGCCCGGGGCCTAACCTTGAATACGCCGAATTCTTTCAGATATTTCCCCATCACCGCTGGATGCTCGGGATGCATGATCTTGTATTCGGCGCACCAGTGCAGATAGGCGCTCTGAATCAGATCGATCTGAATGATTTCGGGCCATTCGCAAACCGCAGTTTCGGCGAAGGCCTGCGATTTGAACACCCATTGGCGCATCAGGCATTCCATCCACCATCTTTCGACGCTATTGGCGCCCATGATCTTCATCTCCCATCCCTGCTCCTTCATGCGCTCGGGAATCAGCCGGGGATGCCAGTCATCCAGTTCGATATTCAACAGTTTATGGAACAGCGCAGGCACGCCGCCATTCGCCATCTGCTGGCGGATGGCCGCCCAATAGTCGAAATCGCCCTTGCGGGCATTGGAAACATCGAGGATGACATGGCGGCGGTCGTCCATGTCCCTGGGGACGGCCCACTGCGCATTAGTGGAGAACAGGATGCGTTTGAAATTACGCACGGTGACGATATCCTTACCCTTCTTCTCCATCGGCTGATAATCGTCGGTAATCATCGACTTTAAAATTCCGTGGCCGTCCTTGTTGCCTCCCCACACGCCCTCATTGCAGACCACGAAGATCACATCGGTCAAATGTCCGGCAAACCGCCCGGCGATCTGATTGAGCGAAGTCAGCATGATGCAGTGGGTTTTGCCGACGATGGAACTGATGGCATCGAAAAACGTGTTCTTGCCGATGCCCTGCTCCCCCCGCAACACAAGGGAGGTTTCCGGCAATTCGCGCGGTTTCTGCACCATATGGGCGAAATACATCATCACATAGCCGAACAGCTCGTCATCGCCGTTGCAGATGATTTGATGGGCGAAATCCAGCCACAACGAACAATCCCCCTCCCTGGGTTCGCAGCCCCATCCCTGCCATAGATTGAGATAATCGGGCACTTCCTGATCGGGCGAGAACACCATGCCCTCGTAGGTTTTGCGCCGCGGATGTTCGAGCCAGTATTCGCCGATGCTCACCAGTGCGCCATTGTTCCAGATCTTCTGGTTGCAATAGCGGAGGATGAAATGCGCTTCCGACGAGAACGACAACAGATTGCGGTTCAATCCGGGATCGAAATCCCGGTTGACGATATAAACGCCGCCGCCGATGGGCACCACCGCATGGCGCTGGTTTAATTCGTCGATGATGCGGTCGCTTTCCGAATTTTCGCCCGCATTGTATCGGTCTGAAGGCGATGTGCGGCTGGTCTGGTTCTTGAGTTCGCTGAATCCGATTTTGGTTTTCTTGGCGATCAGCTTGCCGAGCGTGAGTTTGGTCAATACGCGCAGGGATGAAGCGGCGATCTCGGGATACAGCACATACACCAGCTGGTTGAAATTATCGGTGTCATGGATGCGCTTTTCCCACTTCTGGCGCGCCAGATCATCCGCCTCGACATCCATTTCATCATGCCTTTCGGAGCCGGATTTCTGCGGAAAATCGACCACGTTTTCGCGGCCTTTCGGTTTTTTTGATCCCTTGACCGGTGGTTTTTTAGGTGAACCCCCGGATTCCAAAATAACCGGATCTACAAATTCAGGATCGGCGGATGCCGAATTCGCGCATTCCACCACTTCCGCGATTTGCCGCCGAACTTCATCCATCCCGGCGATTTGCATTAAATCATTGAAATCGGTCGGTTTGCCGCCATTGGCCTGTTCGAAACCGGCGAGTTGCTCGGCGCTGAATATCGGGATCGCCACCCATCCGCCGACCGCCGCCGCCGCTTCCCTGGCCGCCGTCACGCCCGGATTGTTTCCGTCATCTTTCCATTGATCGTTGTCGGCCACCAGAATCAGCCTGGCCGCGGGGAATTTGGCGCGCAGCGCCTGGGCCACTGGCAATAGGTTGCCGGCGAAAAACGCCGCCACGCAGGCATGACTGGTCGCCTCGAAAACACTGTCGCGGGTGGCGAGGCCTTCGGCGATGCAGATGACATCCGCCGCCTTGCCGCAGGCCGCATAACAGCTTTTCACCTCGCCGCCGGTCAGGAAGGTCTTGCCGCCGTCGGGCTGGATGAACTGCAACTGGCGGAGGGTTCCGTCCGCCCGGCAGGCGGGGATCAGCAGCATGTTGCGCAATTGGCGCAATCCGTAGCCCTTGACGCCCTTTTTGACCAGATAGGGATGCTGGCTGGCGGCAGGATGCGCCCTATTCCAAAGTCTCTGCGCCTTCAGGGCGATTTCGTCATGAATCCTGGCCTGTTGTTCTGCGGCTTCCCGCTCGATTCCCGCCCGCCGGGCCTTGGCCGCCTCGACCTCGGAGGGATCGGCATGGAAAATCCGTCCTCCGGCGAGCCATTCGCAGGCCGCCTTGAAATCCAGCCGATGAAAATCGCGCACGAAATCGATGGCGTCGCCCGACGCCCCGCAGCCGAAACAGTGATAAAACTGCCTGGCGGGATTGACATGAAAGGACGGCGTTTTCTCGTCATGGAACGGACAAAGGCCAAAATAGCTCGTCCCCTTCTTTTTCAACGGGACATGCGCATCGATGACATCGACAATATTGACCGCAGCCAACAATTGCACGACATCGATCTGCCTGGCTTTTGGCATCATTTTTCGAATTCCATCATGCGCATGGAACTTTTACTCGTCCTCGAATTCGTATTCATCCCAAACGTTCACATTTTTGTTTTCACCTTGGATATCGGCATCGAATCCGAGCAGTGACCGAATGATCGAATTTCCTTCCTCGGCATTATTTATACCCAGACTTTCGAGTTCGTCGGCGGAAAATTCGATTTCGATGCTGCGCATGAATGATTTCTATCCATAAACCGCTTGGTCATTGTTGCGCCGATTGTTGCTCCGGCTTCGCTGATCGGAATTCCTGCGTTCCCTGACCCGTTGATTCGTCGAAGTTTCCTGATTGAATCTTCGGCGTTCCTCCTTCCTGCGATCTAACGGCGGCTGCCATTGAATGCCGTTGAGTTTGGGGTCGGTCTTCGATGCGGCCATGGCAGCAGCCAGGGCTGCGGCGGCCAGTGTCTGCGTCCGGCAATATTCGCTCAATCCCAGTCCGGCGCAGCGGGCGCCCTCGATAAGCAACTCCTTTTCCGCCTCGGTGACATAGATCTTCACATACAACTGATGCTTGTCCTCCTCCCGTTTGGGTGGCCGCCCGGGTCGTCCGTCAGTGCGCTCAAACATAACTACCTCGCCAAAGCACTCGATTATTGACAAAACTTCAGGGCCATCCGGCAGGGATGGCCTAACCCATCAAACCCGCATCGAAACAAAACCCGCGAGCCCTATCACCAGGGCCATACACAGGAAAGCCAAAATTATCCAGGGAAACAGATGTAACCAGCGGCGGCGGGGATGGAAGCTAGGCATAGTTACATTTCCTGGCGGGCTCCAATTCGGGATCAGTCCCGAACAAATCCGGGCGCAGTTCGGCGCGCGTGACTTCGCCATCAGTTGCCTTCTCAATGGCTATCACTCGTTCAGCAGGAACCCGATTTTTTTTAGCCCAATACTGAACGTACTGAGGCGGTACGCCGATTTTTCGAGCTAAAGCCGACTGTGAACCAGCAATTTTGATCGCTTTTTGTATAGGTGTTTGCATGTTGGTTTTAGCCTACAAAAATTTCTGTTGAAATGCAACAGATATTTTTAAAAAGACATTTACATATTGATTTGTAATCATCTATTGAATGAAAAGTTATGCGGAAAGACTGCTTTGGGCGCTTGACCAAGCCAATATGAGTCAATCTGAACTAGCTCGTCGTTGTGGGATTAAACCTCAATCCGTGCAATATCTATGCGATTTAAAACGGAATGCAAAGGGTTCATCCCATACCTCCTGTTTTGCAAAAATTCTAGGAGTGAATGTCGATTGGCTGGCAACTGGACAAGGTCAAATTTACACGACTTCCTTAACGATTCACGAGACAACCAAACCTTTCGATTTGGCAATAACGGATGACCAGCGCCGCGCAATGGAGTACGCGCACATCCTCACGCCCACCCAATTGACGGAGTGGTTCCGCTGGGCTGAAGAATGCAAACAGGAAAACAGGGAGGTGATCGAACACGCCCGGTTAATGGAAAAACGGAAAAAATAAACAACGTCAAATAAATCAATAAAATCCGATCTCAAAAGCCCGCCGCGAGCGGGTTTTTTCGTGCTTACAGATAATTCTACAAAAATTTCTGTTGACAGTCTATACAGAATATTTTGTAATATATTCCAAGCCGCCTGGCCGGTGTCCTCGGGCACCGAAACAACGCCCGAGCAGTGTCAGCCATCCTTTGAAATCGGGGATGCAAACAGACGCCGGGCGGCCCTCGATTTTCGATTGGATTATTTATGAATTATCAAACCTTCATCGATCACAAACTCGGACTGATCCAGCGCGACGGCATCGATGCGCCGTTGCGCGATTACGGGCTTTTTCCGCACCAGATCGATCTGGTGAAATGGGCGTTGCGGCGCGGCTGCGCCGCCATCTTCGCCGATACCGGATTAGGAAAATCCGCCATGCAGTTGGCTTGGGCCGACATGGTGCATCGGGAAACCGGCCATGATGTGCTGATCCTGGCACCGCTGGCCGTCGCCGAGCAGACCGTGGAGGAAGGCGCGCGGATCGGTGTCGCCGTGAACCATGCCCGCGAATCATGGCAGATCAAAAAGGGAATCAACATCACCAATTACGACCGAATGCATAAATTTGACGCCAGTCGATTCGTATCCGTCGTATTGGACGAATCCGGCATCATCAAGAATTTCGCCTCAAAAACCCTGCAAACCCTGCTCGAAAGTTTCCGCCTGACGCCATACAAGCTGGCCTGCACGGCCACGCCGGCGCCCAATGACTGGACGGAACTGGGCAATCATGCGCAATTTCTGGGCGTGTGCTCGCGCCCGGAGATGCTGTCCGAGTATTTCGTCCATGACGGATCGGAAACCCAAACCTGGCGATTGAAAGGCCATGCGCGGGCGGCTTTCTGGCGGTGGGTCGCATCATGGGGCGCGATGGTGCGATCACCTGCCGATCTGGGCCATGATGCCAGTCTGTATGAACTCCCTTCGCTGAACGTATATCAGCATACCGTCGAAATGGAACATGATTTTTCCATCGGGCTTTTTCCGGTCGAGGCGCAAACCCTGATGGAACGGCGCGGTGCCCGCAAGCAAAGCATGCCCATTCGTGTCAAAGCCTGCGCGGAAATCGTCAATGCCTCGCCCGATATATTTCTGATCTGGTGCGACCTGAATGCAGAAGGCGATGCCCTGCAATCCGCCATTCCAGGATCGGTGCAAATCCAGGGATCGGATGACGCCGACTTTAAGGAACGCGAGCTTTTGAAATTCGCCCATGGCAAAACCCGAGTGCTGATCAGCAAACCATCGATCTGCGGCCATGGCCTGAATTTTCAGGTTTGCCACAACATGGCTTTCGTCGGCGTGACCGACTCATGGGAAGCCTACTATCAGGCCGTCCGCAGATGCTGGCGATTTGGCCAAAAAAATCCGGTGAATGTGCATATCTTCTCCAGCAATATAGAAGGTGCCGTCGTCGCCAATCTTCAGCGCAAGGAAACCGACGCCCGAATCATGGCCGATGCAATGGCTGGCGAAACCATGGATGCCGTGCGATCGGAAGTATTGGGCAACCGCAAAAACACCAATTTCTATAATCCATCCAAAACCATGCAACTACCCTCATTCCTGACGTGAATCCTATAAAACTACTCAACCAAACCGACGGTGAAAACTGGACATTGTTTCACGGCGACTGCGTGGAAATACTGGATGGAATTCCGGACGATTCCATCCATCTGTCGGTTTTCTCTCCGCCCTATCTGGGGTTATATGTATATTCCAATTCGCCCCGCGATATCGGCAATTGCCGAACCGACGAGGAATTCCATCTACATTTTGGCTTTGTCATCCGCCATTTGTATCGGGTTATCAAGCCAGGCCGCATAGTCGCCGTGGACTGCATGAATGTTCCCGCGATGAAGGAAAGGGACGGTTATATCGGGCTGAAAGATTTTCGCGGCGACCTGATTCGTCGATTCCTCGAACATGGCTTCATTTTTCATTCCGAACATTGCATGTGGAAAGATCCCCTGCTCGAAGCCACCCGCACCAAGGCGCTCGGCCTCATGCACAAGCAGTTATGCAAGGATTCTTCCATGTCTCGCGCCGGCATTCCCCAATATCTGCTGGCTTTCCGCAAGCCCGGAGAAAATCCCGAACCCATCGCCCATCCCAATGGTCTTGAATGGTTCATCGGCGAAGATGAACCCATGACCGGTACGCTGTCGCATGAGCGCTGGCGCCGTTATGCATCGCCGGTGTGGATGGATATCAATTTCCAGCGCACCCTCAATGTCAACGGTGCCCGCGAGCATGACGACGAACGCCATGTCTGCCCTTTGGCTCTGGATATCATCGAACGCGCCCTGCATCTGTGGAGCAATCCTGGTGATATCGTCCTTTCTCCTTTTGCCGGCATCGGCTCTGAGGGTTATGTAGCCATTCAAAACGATCGCCGATTCATCGGCATCGAACTTAAGGAAAGCTACTACCATCAGGCGATCAAAAATCTCCAGGCCGCCAGAAATTTAAACATTGACATGTTCAATGAAGCAGTTGATTTCGCATGATTGATAAAAAATTTCCCCGATGTTCATGGGAAGCCTGCAAATCGCCCGGAACGCACGCGCATAAAGACAGCGACGGCAGAATCTGGGCGCGGTTCTGCGAAACCCATCATCAGACCATGACCCGGCTCATCGACAGCAGCGAAAAAATCAAGCGGCAATGGTCGGACGGATTCCTGATCCCATGAACATTCAAATCGCTCGTGACGACCTTTTCAATTGCCTGTCCAGGGTGATCGGCTGCGCCGATTCTAAAACCATGCCAATCCTGGCCTGCGTGCTGATCGAAAGCGACGGTGGCCATCTGGTCATGACCTGCACCGACTGCGAGCGGCAATTGCAGGCGCAGATCGCCTTCGAAAGCGAACCGTTCAGGCTGGCGGTCGACGCCGGCAAGCTGCATGGCTGGATCAAGAATCTACCGGACGGCGCGGAACTGAATCTGGAAATCAATGAAACCAGGATCAAGCTCGCCAGCGGCAAATCCCGCTTTGCCCTGGCGCGGGCGAATGCGGAATCGTTTCCCGCCTTTCCGGTCGACGATCTGCTGGGATCGATCATCCTGCCCGGCGAAACCCTACGGGCCATGTTCAAAAACACCGTTTTCTGCGCCGCCCCGAATTCCGAAGTGCGTTATTACCTGCATGGCATCGCACTTTATCTGACCGACGGTCATCTGCTGGCCGTGGCCTCCGACGGCCATCGCCTGGCCCGGCACCGGATCGACCATCCCGGGCCGGATTTCGACAAGGAATTCATCCTTCATGCCGAATCCGTCCGCGAGGCGATCCGCCATCTGAACAGCCAGCCGGTCGAACTCGAACTGCACGCTTCCGCCGCCGTGTTCAAACTGAACGATCTCAGCTTTTCGACCCGACTGATCGAAGGCCGCTTTCCCGATCCGGACAAAATCATCCCGCGCGATGATTTTGGCGAAATCACGTTCGACCGCCTGGCATTGCTGAACTGCCTGTATCGCATCGAACTGGGAACCGACAAATCCAGCTGCCGGTTCAGATTCGAAAACGGCGTCTGCACGATCGAAGCCGACATGACCGAGATTCAATCCAGCGAGCAAATCGATTATGAAAACGTCGTCGACAGTCCTGAAGTCGGCATGAACGTCGGTTATATCATTTCCTGCCTGTCCGCCATGGCTTGCGATCGGGTGAACCTGTCGATCTCTGACCGGCAGTGCTTCGTCCTGACCGAATCCGGCAGGGATTTCGCCGAACAGGGCTATCTGATCATGCCGATGAGACTTTGACCATGCGACATATCTGGACGCCCGAAGAAACCGAAATCCTCAAAGCCGAATATCCCCATGTCCAGACCTCGGTTCTCGCCGCAAGGATGGGCGTTTCCACTGTATCGATCAATCAGAAAGTGCGCAAAATGGGGATCAGAAAAACCCGGGAATGCCTGTTTCGAATCGGACAGGAATGCGCCCGGAAAGCCTCCGAAGCCGGCAAAAGACACCGGTTCCAGAAAGGCCAGAAACCCTGGAATTCGGGGTTGAAGGGTTGGACGGCCGGCGGCAATGCCGAGTTGTCCCGGTTCAAAAAGGGCAACCTCTCCGGCATCGTCGCCCTGCGCAAGCAGCCGATCGGTGCCGAGCGCATCGTCAGGGAGGGCTATCGGCAGCGCAAGATCAGCGACACCGGTTATCCGCCGCGCGACTGGAAGGGGCTGCATCTGATCGTTTGGGAGGCGCATCACGGCCCGATTCCCAATGGGCATATCGTGGTGTTCAAAAACCGGGACAAATCCGATATTCGGATCGAAAACCTGGAATGCATCACCCGCAGTGAAAACATGCAACGGAATTCCATCCACCACCTGCCGGCTGTTCTGGTCGATCTGATCTACCGGAACAATTGCCTGAAAGCCACCATCACCAAGCGCCAGAAACGGGAGAAGCAGCATGAAGACGAATGTCGATGACCTCCGCAATCATCTGTTCGAAACCCTGGAAATGCTCAAGGATGGCGACGAACGCATGACCATCGAAAAGGCCAGAGCCATATCCGATGTCGCGCAGACCATCATCAACACGGCGCGGGTCGAACTGGAATTTCAAAAGGCTTCAAAGAACAAAACCGGCTCCCGTTTCATTCCCCTCGAATCTGACGAAAAAGCCATCGAGCAGGCCAGGCCATCCGAAAACGTCGCGGATTTCAAACAAGTGGGGCCAGTGCGGGTGCGGTATCGGGAATCCGGGAACTGACATGTTTCACGTACCCGAAAAATATCGAATCCGTACCGGGCCGTTGGCGTCGGATTCCAGTTATGGCAATAACGGGGCTTTTTATTATTGGCATGGCGGGAATCGCATTCGCATCATCGCCTCGGATGGGGCGGGATGGAATCATGTATCGATATCTCTTGAGCACCGAACGCCCACATGGAAAGAAATGTGCTTCATCAAGGATGAATTCTGGGACGAAGAAGATCTCGTGATCCAGTTTCATCCGCCAAAAAGCCAGTATGTGAACTGCCATCCCAATACGCTGCATTTATGGCAGCCGATCGGCGTGGAAATCTCGCTGCCGCCTTCGATCCTGGTGGGGCCGAAATGAAACCTGAAATCCAGCCGCGTTTTATCCGCCAACCTAGAGAAAATATTATTACTTTAGCTCAATTAAAAGAATTATTAACATATAATTCAAATACCGGTGAATTTATATGGAAAATGCATACCGGAGGTAAAACAAAATATGGAAGTATAGCAGGTTCAAAACATTATAATGGATATATTCTAATAAAAATTCATGGATTGAAATATATGGCTCACAGATTAGCTTGGTTTTATATTTATAATGAATGGCCTATTTATATCGATCATATCAATAGAATCAGAGATGACAATAGAATTATTAATTTACGTTCAGTAACAAGTCGGCAAAATCATCATAACAGAGGAAAAAATCATAACAATAAATCTGGATATAAAGGAGTATCAATTTGTAAAGGAAGCAAAACAAGACCATGGCAAGCACAAATTGGACATAATAACAAAATAATTCATTTAGGATTTTATAAAACTGCCATTGAAGCTAGTTATGCATACAAAAAAGCTCAAAATAATCTTCATGAATGTAAACCTGTTGAAAATGATAAATAATTATTATGATTATTTTACCTAGATTAATTAGACAACGTGATGCACCAGCCTATCTTGGCATGTCCGAGCCGGAATTCAACAAAACCGTCCGGCCCCATGTGATCGCAATTCGCGAGCCCGGCAAGCGCATGCTGTTTTACGACCGGCTTGACCTGGACGCATGGGTAAACGAATATAAAAAGGCGAACGGGAAGGAACCCCAGGAGATACCCAAATGGCAAAAAAAACACCCGGCCTCCGAAAACGGGGCCAAATCTGGCATATCGAAAAAACCGTCTGCGGAATCAAGCTTTGCGAAAGCGCTGGAACAGACGACCTCAAGGAAGCGGAACGTTATCTGTCTCATCGAATAAAGCAAATCCGCGATCATGTTCTTTATGGCGAGCGCCAGGCGCACAATCTGGACGAAGCCTGTGCACGCTATCTGCTGGATAACCAGCAACGTCGCGGCATCGTGCGGCAGGCGTTCGCGCTCAAGCCGCTGGTGGAATGGTTCGGCGAAATCGAATTGTCCCGAGTGCGCGCCGAACTGTTCGACGACTATATCCAGCATGCCCGCCAAAAGCGCAAGGTAAAGGCGACCACGCTGCGGCGCGAATTCGGCGCCCTGCGCGCTGTATTATCCCTGGCGGCCAGCGCCTGGCGCGACGAATCCGGCCATTACTGGCTCGACCGGATACCCGCCTTGCCCAGACTGATGCCGGACGCGAGAAAACCGCGACCGATCATCCAGGAAGAGCAAACCCGGCTGTTCAAGGAACTGCCGGATTATCTGGCCAACATGGCCCTGTTCGCGGTCAACACCGGATGCCGCGATCAGGAAATTTGCGGCTTGAAGTGGCAATACGAGCATTCATTGAGCGGAAGCCGGCGATCGCTGTTTTTGATTCCAGGGCAGACAACCAAGAACGGCGAAGACAAGATCGTGCCATTAAATGCGATCGCCGAATCCATCATCGAGACGCAACGCGGAAGGTCTGATGAATATGTCTTCACCTTCGAAGGACGGCGGCTCAACCGCATGACTAACCGGGCCTGGCGCGAAGCCCGGCAGCGGGCCGGATTGCAGGAAGTGCGCGTTCACGACCTTCGGCATACCTTTGCATTGCGATTGCGGGCATTGGGCATCCCACAGGAAGACATCGCCGATCTGCTCGGCCACAAATCCGGCTCGGTAACATTGCATTATTCAAAAGTGACCATCGAGCGGTTGCTGGAATGCGTGGACTTGCTGGCCAGTCAGGAGCGTAAGCCGGAATTGTGCCTGATCCGAAAACATGCATGAATTCGGCAAGGATGCGGCAACGATTAATTTTTCGGAGAAATAAAAACGATGCAATCCATTGTTTTAATTGGTCGGGGTGAGAGGATTCGAACCTCCGGCCACTGCCTCCCGAAGGAAATAATCGGATAACGAACTAAACAAAAACAACCACTTATAATAACACTTCCCGTTCGCAAGCCCAATAAAACCGAATTTCAGACGATGCAAAATCCGCAAAATTCCGACAATCCAGATTTATCCCGAAGAACCAGGGATGAAACCGACGAATGGCTGAAGTTGATCATTCCCGCGCTCAGGAATGCCTATGAACAGGGTTATTTGTACTCGATTTGCATCGAGAATCCCGGACATTCGTCCCTGCACTTTCGCGGCCCGAATGACAGTATCGAAGACAGGCAAAACAAACTGATTCAGGCTAGGCTTCTGGAACGTTTCGCGCGGCGACTTCGCGAAGAACTCAAATGGTGAAAAGTCCGTAGTCCATAAACCGTAGGTCGGGCAGAGTTTCATCCTGCCCGACAATCGGATTGTCGGGCAACGAAAAGAAGTTGCCCAACCTACTCCTGGGTAGATTTAAGATTTTCCACAATTTCCCGGAATTGGGCGATTTCCCTCTGCAGTTCCTTGATTTGCAGCCAGATCAAATGATTCTGCTTTTCCTGCCGTTTAAGCCGGTAATCCAGATCATCATAGCGATTGTCATCCATCAAATCTCGATCTCCAGCACTTCCCCATAAGCCGGGGCCGGGCCGTCAATCTGGCGGCCATCGCGGATGAACGCCCAGGCATCGACGGCGACTTCCTGGCCGAAGGCGTTAAGGGTTCCGCCCTCGGGCAGTTGCACCGTGCTGGTGCCGTCATCGTTGTGCGACAGCACCTTGCCGACCATGCGCGGCACGGCCTGAGTCAGGTCGATCAGGGATTTCCAGGGATTGCTCATAAATTTATCTCTGAAATTTCCGCTCCCACGCCGGAGCATGGGAGCGAGACAAAAATTCAATCATTCGGTTTGTCCGCGGCCATTTCGGGGTTTTTACCCAGCCATGATATCAGGGCAAAGGCGATCCATGCGCCCACCTTGATGCCCAGCAGAAAGACGATCGCCAGCTTAATCATGATGCCGCTCGACTTCGAGGGTTTGATAGACCTCCAGCGCGCCGCCCTGAATCGAGGCGCTGACGCTGATCGAACGCACCAGGCCGCGCCAGGTCACGGTGTCCTGGAATTCCAGCAGTGACCCCAAAGGCACCAGGCCAAGCGTCGAACCGACCGGCATGACGATGGTTTCCAGGGTTTGCAGTCCGGTATCGCCGAGGATCGCCTCGCCGCGCTGACGGGCGCTGGCGGAGTTGACCGCCAGCCGTTCCAGCACCGAAGGCGCCGGGCGGTTGCCGGCGCTGCCGGTCTTTTTGACGTTGGCCAGGATGTTGACCACCTCGCCGGCAATGTTGACCGAATCGAAGGGCGTCTTGTTGAGATAACGCCGCCCGCGCGAGACGAAATAATTGCGCGGGATGGTGGCGTGGGGCGTGGCGTCGGCCCATGCCCAAGGCAGCACCGGATAGCGCGGCGAGATGACGAAGCCGTAGCCGGTCGGTTCCGATTGCAGCACCGCGCCGACTGCCTCGGCGATCCGCGCCAGCGCCTTCTGCGGCGTGCCGCGGAACGACCAGACTCCGGCGGGAACCAGCCAGTCGTCGATCAGGAATTGCAGGTCGGCGATCTGCTGGGTCTGAAATACCAGGGCATCATTGGCGAGCTGGTTGGCGGTGCGCGCATTGGTATTAGTCCAGGCCTGGATCTGCGCGAACGGCTCGTCGAAATAGGCCGACAGCGAACGCCCGTGCGCGGCGCCGCTGTTGTCGCCGAAAGCTTCCTCGCCCTGCGGATCGTCGATCAGGAAATCCCAGCTTGCGCCATTAATGGTGCATCGCACGTCGACCGGGCTTTCCGATTGCGGAATCAGCAAGTTGGAGGCATCGAGGGAGGCCAGCGAACCCTGGAATCCCCAACACCAGGAGTTGTCGTCGGTGTTGACGGTGACGGCGGTGGCCGGGATTTCATGGCCGTCGGCAATGCGGTAAAGATCGAAACTGTTGCTCACGATATAGGCCCTCAGAATCGGAACGATGATCCAGGTTCGAAAGTCGCGCTGGCGGTTGAAAATCAGCGGGCCGCCCCATGTGGTGAAACCGAAGATCAGCCGGTTGCCCGGAACGAACGGCGCGGGCGGCGGCGGCGGGACGACGCCGGGCGTTCTGCCCGGCAGGATGCGATGGCCTGGTGTTAATGGAAATATCACCGTCCGGGCGACAATGCGACCGGAATCGGCCTTCAGGTCGATCCAGCGACCGACCGTCCTGGCCACGCCGAACGGGAAAACCTCGCGCGCGAATCTGGGCGGCAGATAGCGCAAACCGATTTCCAAACCGGCACGCTTGTCCGGCGCGGTCGGCAGACTGAAACCGGTCTTTTGTTCCTTTCTTCCCGGATATAAAAATTCGAATCGCCGATGGGAGTTTTTGGAAGGAACGGAGAACAGCGCCCATTCTTCCGCCTGCGACAATGCCGGTAGTGCATGAACGGCAAAGGCCTCGGCGATAGAAATTGCGGTGGCAGGGCCGAAGGCAAATCCGCCCATTTGCGGCAACGCATCGCTGTATTTGATCGCCGAACCGCAGCGCTGGCCTGCTTCCATGCCCGTCATGAAATCGGCGGCGACCGATGCGCTTGGGCCGTCCGGCACGTTGATATCCCAGTCGGCCACACCATCGATCGCGCACCTTACCTCGCCATCCAGTTCGCCGATCCCCAAATCCGAGCCGGCCAGTCCTCCGATCAGGACTTCGCCGTCCAGTTCGCCGATGCCCAGATCCGATCCGGTTAGTCCGCCAATCAGCACCACGCCATCCAGGATGCCGCCGTCGTCGCCGGAGGCGTTGAAGGTCAGATGCGGGGTTTGGTTCGGCGGATGCCCGGCGATCCTTCGGAATAACAGCCGATTGTCCTGCACGCCGCCGATCAGCATAGTTTCTCATCGCTCCCGGAATCACCTGGTTCCCACGCTCCAGCGTGGGAACCGCCTTCCGCTCCCACGCTGGAGCGTGGGAGCGAGTCGTACCGGTTATCCCGCACGCCGCCGATCAGCATGATTCAATCTTCCCATTCGGAATTTAGCCGACGCAAAGGCGCAAGTCCGATGATATCGCGGATCGAGCCGTCGATCAGTTCCGGCAGATTTTCCGTGATCGTGCCCAACAGCCGTTCCATCCGGTTGCAGCGTTCGTTGATGTCATACAGATTCCTGCCGATTTCCTCGCAGCGCTGTTCGAGGATGTCGAGGCGTTCATGCGGGAGCTGCATGGATTTTATATCCGCTCTTCGCTCTTGCCGCATTTGCGCCGGCAGAAACGGTTGTCGATCAGGGTCGCCCGGTCATAGCGCCAGGGCGACCAGTCATGAACACCGAACAGGCACAAAACGAAACGGCTTATCTTTTCTGCAAAAGCGCTGATTTTTTGCATGATCGCTTTCCATGGTCAGGGTTAGGGAGCGGGGACGGCAGGAACCGCCCCAGATTTGATCAGTGCGTTGATAAGGGTCAGCAGCACCTGGCCGAACGCCTGCGAATCGGTGCCCGCCTTGCCTATCTCGGCAGTTCTGCCGCCCTTGCCATCGGTGGCGTATTTGAGCCCCTCGACATCCGACTTGTTGATCCAGGCGAGGGTGGTGGCGCTGATTTCCTCGCCGTCGGCCAACTTGTGGGAATAGCTGACCATGGTGCAGCCGTCCATACCGGTGGCCAGCAGAAGGATCAGCAAAATCAGAAATTTCATGATTGTCTCCAATTCGTTCCCACGCTGGAGCGTGGGAACCAGATGTTTTAGTTAATAATCACGGCGGAAAACGCAATATCAGGTTCGTCGGCACCAGCAGGCCGCCGATCCCGTAACTCGCCATGTTCCACATCCAGGCCGCCGTGGTGCCGTCGGGGAGAGTCTGGCCGACCACGCCGGTATCCACGTCGAATACGAAATTGCCGTCGCCGTCGACGAAGCGCCCGAAGGTATGCTCCGAATCGTTCAGCACCGGCGCATAGTTCACCGGATTCAGCGTCAGCGCGCCGCTGGCCACCGAACCGCACGGCTTTTGCAGGGTGAACTGACAGATGATGTGATTGCTGCCGGACAACGCCACTCCGCGCGCCGGCACTGGCCCCGAGCAAAGCCAGGCCTGTCCGGGCGAACTGGCGGCATCGAGGGCGGCGGCGATGGCCGTCCAGTAGGCGTTTTCGATCGATCTCAGGGCGGCGAGCCGCATTTCGTTTTCTCCGGTCAGGGACGACTCCCACGCTGGAGCATGGGAGCCAGTTAATATCTCAAGACACCACCAGATCCCGCGTCGCCGCCACGTCGTACAGGTTCTGCGGATCGAAGGCGATCGCCAGATAAGGGATGGCCGGATTGAGATGGGCGACGGAATAATTGCCGTCGGCATCGGAATAAACCTGGCGCACGATCATCCCGTTGCGTAGATCGATGATCCAGATGCGGCAATACGGATATCCGGCAAAGGTTCCTGGCCCGGTTTGCAGCATCGTCTGCGTGTTCGGGCGAACGATGGCCGGGCCGCCGTGCTCGACATCGCGCACGGGATTGACGCCATGGGCGGCGCAGACATGCGGCCCCGGATCATAACCCGCCGTGCGCGCGTCGACACCGCTGGCGCAGCAGGCGGTCAATACGCTCATCTCAATTCATCCTCCAGCTCGTCCAGATACCGCACCGGAATCCCGGCCCGCTTCGCCGCGGCGATTTCCGCCTGCGTGCCTTCGGATTCCTCATGGTCACGAAGCAGCACAACCACATCGCAGCGCAGCAGGATTTCGATCAGTCCGTCCATAAACGTCTGATCGTCCACCAGTCCGTTGAAATGCGCGGTGTGGAGATGCGGACAGATCACGGCAAAGCCCATTTCCCAGAGTTCGGCGGCGATTCTTCTGGCGTTGGCGATGTTGTCGCCGATATAAAAAGCCCCGCGTTGATCGCGGTAGGGGCCGGCGACAAAGGCGACCTGCATTTTGCTCATGCATAAGGCCCGGTCAGGTCGATGCCGAGCATGTAGCCGGAATTGTGGTACTTGAGCAGCATCACCGTGCGCCCGGACAGCGCCGCCATGTTGGTCAGCAAATCCAGCGAGCTGCGGTTCTGGCAGTTGATCGCCTCCCACACGCCGGGGAAATAGCCGCGGATCGGCGATCCGGCCACCGCCTGGCCCTCGGAGATGAAGATCGGCCCGACGATATCGTTGCAGTTGTCGACCGGATTGGGATCGATCGAGGACTGATTGGCGGCGCCGATATAGTTGCCGAAGCCGGAGGCAACCTTGCAGAAGTTGATGGCGGTGCCGACCTGGGAATAGGCGCGTTGCAGGTATTGGCCATTATAGGTGGCGCCCTTGTTGGCGAAATAGTTGTTGTTGCCGGGCGGCGAACTGTGCGGATCGGCGGTCGCACCGAAGATCATGCCGGGGAATCCGTCGCCGGCCTTGCGGGTGACCAGCGCGCCCAAATAGCAGGGATCGTAGACGCCCGGATAGGAATTGTTGTAAGCGGTGAAAATCCACACGCCGCCCTTCCATATCACGATCACGAATTGTCTGGCGCTGCCGCCGCTGCCGCCGGTCTTGCCGATATAAAGCCCCGGATTGGCCTGCTGCGCGACGGTCGGGCAAAGCGCGGTCATGGTCGAGTAATCGACCGGGCTGGCGGCGTTCTCGGCCAGCCGGATGCCGGCATAGGTGGCCTGCGAATCGTCCAGCATGATGAAGCCGGGGAAGGTCGGCGTGTCTTTCACCTGCCAGACCGACTTGCTGGCGGAAGAGGCCAGCCGGGTGAGACCTGCCGGCGCGCGTTTGAGGGTGATGGTGCCAGTGGCCGGCGATGGCAGGTTGGAGGGACAGGAAAAGGTGCAGCTGGTGTTGCCCGGATTGCCGCTGGTGGAGATGAACGAATATTCGCCGTCCCAGCCGTTGCTGCTGCCGGAAATCGAGACGATCTGCGGCAGGCCGACGATGCCGTCATTGAGGTTCAGGCCAGCGCTGCGCGTCGCCGTCGCCGTGCCATTGGTCTGAACCAGTGAATCCAGCACGCCGCCGCCGAAGCCGGTGACGCCGCAGGCGTACAGGATCGCTTCCAGTTCGCCGGCGGCCCCGGCCACCGAAATCTGCGGAATGCCGGGCTGGGCGGAATGATAGACATAAACATTGGCGGTCATGGTTCACCTTTTTTTGTCGGGTCTGAATGCCCGGCCTGCTTTTTCAGCAATTGGTTGATGCAGTCGAAATCTGCCTTGCAGTTCTTGAGATCGTCTTCCGAACCGTTAAGCGCCCTCACGCAAGCCTGCGTGGCCCGTCCCGCATAGTAATCATCCGTGCAGCGCTGCCGGTCGACGGCATAGTCCGATTTGGGCAATTTCGGATCGGACTGACAGTTCGCCAGCAGAACCATGATCATGAACGGCAAAATCTTGATCATCCCGAAAATTCTGTTTATCCCGAGTTTATTCGGCATTGCCGATCACCTGCACGGTGAACTGATCCTCGCCGCTGGAGGCCTCGCCCGGCAATACGGTGACGATCGGCCAGACCGGGCGGTTGGCCGCCGTGGTGTTGAAGCGGAACACGTTGCCGACGCTGCCGCCGAGCCCGAGGAATCCGGCCTGAGCGTGAAAATACGGCTTGCCGGTCAATGGATTGGTCGGGCTGAAATCCTGGCTGACGCTGATGCCTTGGGCGACGATGCCGAGATTCTCGGAGATCAGCTTGTAGGTCGTGGTGCCGGTCAGGATGATCGCCCAGCGCTCCTGGATCGCGCCCTCGTTGAGCAGCAGCAGCGGGAAATTGGCGCTGTCGTACTGCATCATCGGCTCGTTGCCGATGCGCGTGTCGCTCCATACCCCGTTCCAGGTCTCCTGGGTGAAATGCACCGGAACCGAAACCAGCATGTTGCCGAGCGGCAGGGCGGTGGAGATGTAACTGGTGTCCGCCGGGTAATCGTGCGACAGCAGTCCCTGAAGGCTGATCCGCCCGGAAATGTCCACGTCCAGCACACGCGCGCGGTCGATCACCTGATGGTAAAGGGTGAAAGGCTGGGTATAGGCGGTCAGATTGAGACCGGAGGAAGCGAAGGCGATGCCGGTCAGCCCGTTGGCATCGTTCCGCGTTTCCGCCCACGTCGTATTCGAGGCCGGAACGATCAATCCGTTGGCGTCCAGCACCCGCACCTGATACAGCCGGTTGCGTCCGGCGGAAACGGTCTGTCCCGGCGCAATCGGCCCGCTGATCGCCGCCGACTGTTCGTTGTGGATCACCGCGTCATCGCCGGCCTGCACCCATTGAATCTTGCCGTCACCGGGAAAGCGGCTGGGATTGATGCCGATCTCCTCGGCGTTGAGCGGCAGATAGGAAGTCACCACCGCGTTGAATCGAAGCGTGCCGATCAGAACCGGCGTCGGCTTCCAGATTTTGCCGTCCGAGGATCGAATGTTGCGGGTGTCGTACCACCACTCGGATTCGTGGCCCGCCGCCGTCACCCAGTTGCCGAAACGCAGATGCAGGATGCCGGTCAGCGGATCGACGATGCCGGCCAGGTCGGTGGCGTCGATGGTGCCGGATTCCGGCGCGGTCACGCTGAGCGCGGTGCCGTTGGATTGGGTGACCATGATCTGCACTGAACCGGGCCGCAGGGGACGCGAGGGCATTTGCACCACGGCATCGGAGGCGGCATATTCGCCCAGGGTGGTGAGCAGCGCCTGCAGAGTTCGCGTCGGCGAGGCCGCCGGCCAGTCGGTCAGCATCGCCCAGCCGGAGGCGAAATCCAGGATGCCGGCCCGAGCGCCGGTGCCGTCGGCGGGATTGATGTCGCGGTAGAGGGTGCCGGTGCCGTTTTCGCTATAGGTCGCGCCGCCGAGCATGAAGCGGGCCGATCCCGGCGTGATCGCTTCGCTCAGTCCGGGCGTCAGGTCGAGCAGAAGCGTGGTCGCGTCGAAATATTCGACATGGTTATCCGGTGAATTGCCGGTGCGGTAGCGGATCGAAAGCAGGCCGCCGATGATCTGCTCGTCGGTGATGGAGTTGATCGTGGTCGCCGAAGTGACGATCACACTGGTGCTGCTGTTGCCGATGCCGAGCTTGCCGCCCATTTCCGTGGTGATCGAGCCGGTCGCCGTCATGCGGCTGGATTTCGACCAGCGCGAAACGGTGGCATGGACATGCAGGGTGAAGGCGCCGTTGGTGTAATCGATGCTGCCGGCGTGATCCTTGAATCCGCCGCCGCCATTGTCATAGGCGTACCACTGGCTGGTTCCGCTGTCGCCGCTGGTCGTCCAGCCGATCTGCAGCGTGCCGGCAACGATGTTGTGATCCGCCAGCTCGACCGCGATATTGCCGCTGCCGTCCTCGCTGGGCGCGGCCTGGGTATAGGTAATCGGCGAACCGGTGTTGTATTCGACGGTGAAGCGCACGCCAGGCGCAGGCAGGATGTTCGGGCGCAGGTAGATGAAGGCCCCGCCGGGCTCGTTGTAGCGCACCAGTCCGGCGGCGGAACCGGTGAGATTGCCTGCGCCGTCGTCGGTGGCGCTGCGGTCGCTGCCGTCGTTCCAGGTGACGGTGAAAGTTCCCGGCGCGCCGCCCTCGTGGGCGCACTGCAGCCGGAATTCCGGCGCGGCCAGCGTGGCGCCGGAGCGGTTGTACTGGGTCACCGCCGATCCCCAGGCGATGATGATCTCGCTGTCGGGATCGGGCAGTACTCCAAGGGTGACGGTGAGGGTATTGGTCGACCAGCGAAACTGACCGACACCATAGGAGCTGTCGATCCCGGTCAGGGAGCCGTCGCCCTGATCCCGCAGGGTGTAGACCTTGCCGGCGGCCAAGTAGGTGACTTTCAGCGATCCGCGCGTCGGCGGCGGATCGAGATTCAGCACATAGACGAAGCCGCGGTTGCCTTGATCGATGCCGATGGAGGTAGTGTGCGGATGCGTGACCGGAACCGCCGCCGGGGTGAATCCGACGGTCTTGAAGCCGTAATAGCTCGGCGCTCCGGTCAGGCCGGAAAGGATGCCGGTGGCGTAATCCGCGCTGCCGACCACGGTGGAACCGGCCAGAACCTGTCCCTTGCCGTCGTCGGCAAGGGTGGCGGCGCCGGAAACCGCCAGCGTGCCGGGATAGAACGGCGATCCCAACCAGATCGAATTCGAGGGGCCGAACGGCGCATTGGTGTTGAAGGAAACCGAATTGCCGGCCTCGACGAATCCGTTGGCCTGTCCGGTGGCGTCGACGTTGGCCAGCGCGGTTTCGCGCACCGCCGACGGCACCAGCGAATGATAGAGGGTGTCGACCTGGACGACGGATTCGGCGATCGAGGCCTCGGCGGTCAATGGCCGGATGCCAAACAGTTTGACCGCATCGGCGATGCGCGAGGAACGCACGATGGAAGGCGGCGTATAGTTGTCGTCGTCGGTGATGACGCCGCCATTGAAATCCCGATTCAGTATCTCGGCGGTCTCGACGGTGACGACATTGAACACCACATCGCGGAAACTGCCGCCGCTCCATAACCTGAATGTTTGCAATTCGGCGGTGACCTTGGTGGCGCGAACGAACTGGCTGACCTCATCGTTCAGCCCATCATGATAAACCAGCACATAGACCTCGCCGGCTTCAGGGAGAGCATAGGTCGGCATTTGGTAGATCTGGAACGAGCGCTGGCCCTGAAGTTGGGTTTCCAGCAGCCGCCCGTGCAGTGACGGGCCGGCGACCAGATATTGTTCGAGCTTGATGCGGGCGTCCGCCCAGGTATCGAACCAATCGTCGGTGTTGAACAGCACGGTTCCGACGCCGGCATTGGCCGGCGGTTTCGACACGAAAACCCACGGCTTGTAATAGACATCCCGGCTGGGCGTATCGATGCCCAGGTAGAACTTGTAGCCGGCCACGTTGCCGCTCACCCGGTCGGCGTCGGCGATCGGCGGCACCAGATTGCCCACCTGTCCCGAGGCGATCACCCGGTGGGTGATCTGGCCGCCGTTGGTGTCGTCCGGCACCCGGCTTTCCGGTTCGAAAAATACGATGTCGTCGTTGAGGATGGTCATGTCTCGATCAATCTCAGGGTGAGCAGGCAGTAAACGTCGTCCAGCCATTCATTTGGCGTCAACGGCCCCCAGAGCGGCTCCCATTCCACCGCGCTGCCGTTTTCGAAGCGAAAGCGCACGCTGTAACTGACTCCGGCATAAACCAGGGTCATGTCGGTGGGATTGTCCGCCAGGGCCAGAATGAGCTGAACCTGTCCCCAGGTCGCCCAGCCGGTGTTGGGCGTGGAGACCAGCGTGATCGGGCGTCCGGCGGAAAGATGGGTTTCCTGAATCAGGATCGCCGCGCTGCCGCCGGCATCGGGCAGCAGCGGCTTGACCACCTGGCGGGTGGCCTGCCACTTGCCGCGATCTTCCCAGTAAAGTCCATTCGGCAATATCAACGACAGTCCGCCCGCCGGAGTCAGGATCGTGCTCACATCGCGCTCCTTCGGCTGACCGCCAGTTTGTCGAGGATGGCGGCATGTTCGCTGTTGATGGTCGCGGGAATGACGCCGGCAGGCGTGGCCAGTTCGAGGCGCACGGTGCGCTCCGGCTTCGGCGCGGCGGCAATGCCGCCGGCTTCGGCGGTTCCGGGATAGGCGAAAACGTTGGTATTGGAGATCTTGGCCATCTGTTCCTGACTGATATTGGCCATCTTTTTGGCGTGGATCTGCTCCTCCAGTTGCAAAGCCTGCTGCAGGTCGGATATCGCCTGCCGCGCGCCGGCCTGATTGGCCTGCTGCAACTTGGCCTGCAGTTCGGCCAGTTTGTTCTGATAACGCATTTCCTCTGAGGCCCTGGCGTTGCCTTCGAGTTGATAGAGTTCGTCCTGGATGCCCTGCAGGGTGGATTTCGATTCGTCGTTCAATTGCTGCATTTTGGCCTTGGCCGCATCGATGGCGGACTGCAATCCGGCCAGCTTTTCCGCGTCCAGCTTGTCGAAGCCGCCGACGGATGCATTCGCATAGCGCCACAGTCCTTCGCCCGTAGCGGTCGCCCTCTTCAACGCTTCGGTGAGCGCATCCACCTGATCCTGTTGTTGTTGCGCCGACTTTATCCAGTCATTGGCATATCGAATCCAGCGATCATATTCATCTGTGCTGTCGGTGCGGTAATTGTTCCAGGCCAGTAACGCCTCCCTGCCCTTTTCTCCGAATGTCGCCAGGATCGCCGCCGAATTTTCATAAACCACGCCCATGCTTTCGCCGTCGTGGATGGCGGCCTGGTCTTCGGCGTGTCTGGCCGCCGCCGCCGAGGCTTCATCGGCGCGGTTTTTGGCGTTTTGCGAAGCGACCGCGGCATTGTGCGCGGCTTTTTCGGCGGCGACCGCGGCTATCGCGCGTTTTTCGGTGTCGGCGCGGTCGGCGATGGCGGCGGTATCCGCCTTTTGCGCCTGGGCGTTGAGCGACACCGCCTCGGTGAGTTTGGCGACGGCGACGGCGGCGGCTTCGTCGGCTGCGTCAGCCTCTTTGGTAGTCCCCGTTCCTTCTTGTACTGCTTTGCGACGTTCCTTGGCGGCATTGATGAGCGTGTAGGCATCGTTATAGGCTTTGCGCACTTCCTGCGATTCCAGCGCCTGGGCATCGGTAATCTTTGCGAGTTCGGCGGGAAGCCTGGACAGTTCGGCGGCGTGCAGGCGGGCGGCATTGGCCTGCTGCTGCTTGGCCGCCACGTCGGCTTTGGCGGATGCGATGGCTTCCTTTTCCTCGTTCGTGCGATTGCTGTCGGCATCGGCTTCCTGTTCCAATGCAGTGAGATGCAATTTTGCCATCTCAACTTCGCGGTTTTTTTCTGCTATCAATGATTTGGCGTTGTCGATCTCCATTTTGCGAAGTTCGCCGGCTTTGGCGATGGCGTCGCGTTCGAACGTGAGGGCGGCGATATGTTTGTCGGCGGCCGCGGCTTCCTTTGCGCTGGTTTCGGACATGGCCAATTGCGCCTTGAGTGACTCGACGCGCGCCTGTTGGCCGGATTGCAGTGCCTGATTTTCCGATCCGGTTATTTTTTCCAGCGCCGCCATTCCATCGGCGTATTTTTTCAATCCCTCGCGGCGCTGTTCCTCGATCAGCAGCGCATCGGCATGAGCTTGTTTGGTTTTTTGGGCGGCTTCGGCTTCATGATTCTCGCTTTGTGCCAGTTTTTCCATCGCGGCATCGACTTCCATGAGTTTGCCGGTGTAATAGCCCCATAAATCCTGCTCGGTAATGTCACTCTTTAGCCGCACCAGCGCATCATGCTGGTTTTGCAGTTTTTCCAGCGAATCATCGGCGATCGATGAGAATGCAAGAAAATCATCACTGATATGTTCGATTGCCCCCGAACTTTCAGCAACGATATCTTTGATGTGAAACAAATCACCTGCCGATTCTTTGAGTTCATGCAGTGCATTACCCATCCGCCCCAGGTTGGAGGCGATGCTGTCAGCTTTTTCCGTGCCGAAGGTTTTATCCAGTTGGTTCGCCAGCTTTGGCAGCAGGTCGGTCGCCATCACCTCGCCGCGGGATAGCATGTCGTTGAGCTGAACGGTGGTCACGCCCATCGCATCGGCGGCCAAATGAAACGCGCCCGGAAGTTCGCTTTCCATTTGTCGGCGCAACATACTGCCATTGACGACGCCAACGGACATCATCTTGCCGATCGACTGCAAGGCGCCTTCGAGCTGTGCCGAATCGCCTCCCGTCTTACGCATGGCGTTGGCGATGGATTCAAAGATGCGATGGGTCTGCTCGCCTTCCAGCGCGGTGCCGCGTGCCGAGGCCGCCAGTTTCATATAGGCCAGGGCGGTGGATTCGATTTCCAGCCCGAGACGATTGGAAACCTGGCGCACGAACTCGAACTCGCGGGAGGCGGTTTCCGAATCGCCGGTCACCGCTTTCAGGGCATTGTCGATGCGCTCGAACCCGGCGGCGGTTTCGATCAGATCGCGTGTGACATGAACCGCGCCAAACGCGGCAAATGCTTCGATCGCCGTCTTTCTGAGCGAATTCATCAAATCCGAAGTTTTGGCGATCTCGGGATTAAGATTGGCGATCTTGGTCTTCATCGCCTCGTGCGCCCGGCCTAGGTCTGCCGCCGAAACGGTGCCGGAATTCTTCAACGTCTGATAGGCCTGCTCCAGCCGCGCAATTTCGGCGCGCTGCAGTTCGATCGGCTTGACATCCAATGCTTTGAAGGCGGTGCCGACTTCGGCGGAAACTTTCAGCCGGTCGTATTCCTTCGCCAGATTGTTGACATCGATGCCGGCCTTTTCGAGGTTGCCCGAGGATTGCGAGAGGGTTTCGCGCTGTTTGGCGAGCGCGGCCTGCAATTCGGCGGCCTTGATCTGCGCCGAACCATAGGATTTTTCCAGGTTTTTGGTTTCGACCGCCTGGCGCTTGTAGGCGGCCTCCATTTCGCCGACTTCGGCCTTGAGCGTCTGGTATTCGGCGGAAGTCTTGCCGGCGCTCTCGCCCAGCTCCTGCAGGGCTTTCCTGCCCAATGCCCACTGGATCGCCAGCGAGTTGGTCTTGGCCTCGGATTCGGCGAACGTCTGCCCGAGCCGGTTCGCCTCGGTCTGCGCGGAATCGAGCGCCGCCGAGGTTTCGGCGGTTTTCTGTTCCAGCTTCTGGAAGGCCGCCACCGCACCGGCGGCATCGCCTTCCAGGATGAATTTCAGTTCCTGGTCAGCCATTCGCTTCGATGCCGATCAGTTTGACGATGGTGAGTCCGGTCGGCAAATCCTGCGCCGAGATCACGTCCAGTGATTTTTCGGTGACGATTTCCACGTCCGGCGCCAGATTGCCGATGGTGCGCAGATGGATTTCGGAATCGACCATAATGATGGCGTTGCGGAGCATTTCGTCGAGCGTTGTCATCAATTTTCCGACGTTCATGGATGTTGCCTGCTTTCGCGTAATGTTTGCTGGAGACTTCCCACCTTTTCATCCAGCGCCTTGAGCCGTTCCTCGGCGACCGGCAAAATTCCTCTGCCCACCTGGATTTTCAATTCGATGATCGTGTTCTGCATCTGTTCGACCCGGTTTTCCAGTTTCAGAAACCAGCCGATGACGCCGATAAAAAACACCAGCACGACCAGAATCGAGTACAGCTCGCCCCAGTTGTGCGGCGCGATCTGGAAGCGGTACAGGTCGCTCGCCCGCCGCCCCAGCGGATGTTTGCGGCGGTCGAACCAGCGGCTTTCGTCATCGTAAACCTGATCTGGCTTGCGGAATTCGGCTTCCTCGTCCACGGCGCTGCCCGGCCCGATCCTACCGTTCCGGCGGAAACCCGCTCATGTCCGGCCATCCGGTATGCCAGTCATAAGCGGCGGCCTCCTCGAAACTCGTCGCTGCCCGCACGGCCGTTTTGTGTTTGCCGGCGGTTCCCGCGATGTTCGCCTCCAGCGGCACCAGCTTGGCGGAATTGGCCAGAATTCGATTGGCGATGTCGGCGCAGGATTCGCCCCTGAACTGGGCTTCCAGCGCGATCAGCGGCGCCACCGCTGGATTGTTCGTGGCCAGATACTGTGAGGCCTGCATCGCCTTCATCGACCAGGACGCCATTTCGCCGGGCGAGACGCCCGAGGTTGCGAGGTCGAACAGACTGGCGGCATATCGATCGATGGCGTCGCAGATGGATTCGACAAAATCGGCCAGCGGGATGTCTGCGACGGGTTTCGCCCATATGTATTGCGAACCGGCCTTGACCAATCGCCAATGACTGAAAGGCGCCGCCAACGTTACCGGCGGATCGCTGACCGGGATCAATCCCGGTATTTCGGATTTCGGAAAATTATATGGATATTGAATATCGCCGATCACTACCGGATCGGATTCGCCGATGACTTCAAAACCGCTGTCGAGTTCAATGACATATAAAGCCATGGTCATCCTCTCAGCCTGGCAATGGCCGATATCTCACCGGCGGATAAAACACGGGTGTAGAATCTAAATTCAGCGATGGAACAATCACAAGGGTTCGCACCCCAACCACACCCTAAGTATACAACTCTATTCATATAACCAGGTGTCGCAGTAACTTGAGTAGTACTTTCTAAAGAATCACCAAGATATGCTTTTAAATAAGTTCCATCAAAAGTAACTATTAACGTATAGTAGGTATTAGCTCTTAGGCTTGTAACGTATTTAGCAGAAAACCACGACCCTCCTGCCTGGAGTGCCCACGCTTGTCCGAACGCTCCGTTAGTATGATCCCAGGAGAAAAGACACCCGTTTGAGGCGATGCTGCACATTTGCTGAATAGCATATTGCGACATGGCATCATGAGGAGATTTCGCTATCAGAATAGTCGTATAAGGTTTGACTCCATAAGCTGCACCATCACCACCGCTAGCATACTGATTGCTGGCTGATACGAACTTCATGGCTTGCCCAACTGCACCGGCTTCAACCGTCGGCGAATTACGAGTGATCAACGTTACAGTATCTGAAGTCTGGTTATATATCGAAGTTCCTGATATAGTCTGTGGCTCCATAGTGTGGTACATCATTAAACCATTCCTTATAATGGGCCTACCCAAGGAAGCAGTCGTTAGTCCACCTGGTATCATATATCACCCGTCAAATGACATAGTATTTTTGAACCTGAAACCACATAGTAAGTAAGCACATTTATTTTACCAACCACAGTGGTAAAAGTGGGTATTGCGCCATATTCAAAAACCCATGCTGAATTATAAGCTAATGTTTTAGCTGAGGATGCGTGCTGAGTGAAGACAATAACCCCCGATTGGCCAGCTACCGCGTTAGTGGGCGCGGCCAATGTGGTGTTTTCCGTCATCGTGTGGGAGAAATTATTGCTGGTAGCCATGTTGATGGCTATGGAACCGGATGATGAAGTCAACGCACCATTAGTTAGTGCTCCAATCTGAGCCGCCGTAAATGTGTTGACGGTACTGGTCGAAACTCCGCCTAAATGGTCAACGTAGTATTTGATCGCTTTTTGGCTGGGAACTCGGGTATCACTATTGGCCGCTAAAGCAGTATCGGTATCCAAATAGCTGGACGGTAGCTGTGCGACGTTGGTTACATTATTAAGACCTAGATTGATTTTCGCTGCGGAGGCGTCAACTTCGGATAGGTTATTGCTGACCCTTAGTAGTCCTTTATCGAATCCCCATTTGCTCACTCCGTCGGAGATCAATCGGCGCTTTCCATAAGCCGCCGCGATGATTTCCGTGGTGGCGCCATCGATCGTGTCCGAGCCGGCGCGGGTAATGGTGAGGGTGTTGGTCGCGCTGCACGATCCCGAAATGTCGCCAACGATGAATTCCTGCCCCGGATTGACGGCATTGGCGGCAGGCAGGGTAACGACGCGCGCGGCGGAAAGACTGGTATAGGAGACGACCCGATCGGTAGCCAGAATCTGATAGTTCTGATCGGCGACGGCGGTGCGCTTGTCCAGGCCGATGTTGACCCTGGCGGTGGCCGCGCTGGAAAGGTCGGAGAGATTGGATGCCTGGATTAATGCTGAGGTGTAGGCGTTGACAGCAGTGCCGACGGCCAGCCGATTTTCGTCGGTGATGAGATAAAGCTCACCCGCAGTTAATCCGCTGGCAGATGCTGCCGCATCGATCTGCGCTCGGGTGCCTCGCTTGATGAGGATTTTAGGCATGGATTTCCCTATAATGGGATTCCAATGGTTCGGCTAGGGTAGCTCCCGAAAAGCTGTCGCTCACAGCCTGCCGAACCTTACTCAAGAGTTCATCTATACGGGAGAGCGTCGTATGTCTAGCGGTATCTTTCAAGACCTTACTAGGCAGAAGTTTGGACGATTGACAGTCATTAAACGTGGTGAAAATGGAAGTCGTGGTCAGGTTAGATGGTTTTGCCAGTGTGATTGCGGCAATCACAACACGATTTATGCTCAGAATCTTATTTCTAGCCATACGGTATCTTGTGGGTGTCATCGAAAAGAAGTATCGGCTAAAATTAACTTTAAACATGGCGCAACTATTGGTGAAAAAACTGCAAACATAAAATTGCCACGCAGTTATATTGTTTGGGAACGTATGCGAAGCAGATGCAGAAATATAAATGATAAAAGTTATAATAATTATGGAGGGCGTGGGATAAATATTTGCGAAAGGTGGAATCATTATGAAAACTTCCTTAACGATATGGGAGAACCACCAACGAAAGCCCATTCCCTGGATAGAATCGACAATAACCGGGGATATTCACTAGAAAATTGCCGATGGGCAACCCAAACGGAACAAGCCAGAAATAAACGTTCAAATCGGCTTATTACATATAATGGTGAAACACATTGCTTAAATGAGTGGGCTGAAATTCTGGGCATGGATAGATGTGTTATAACCGCCAGATTATCAAGAGGCTGGTCAATTAATGAAGCATTGACTAGACCTAACCAAAAATCAAGGAAACGTACCGCAGTCAACAACTCCAACAGCAATCGTGGCGAAGTTGCCTCCTGAATCCAGTGTCCAACTCATCGATCCCGACATGCGTAAAACGCCGTTTGTACCGTCTCCATAAAGATAACCTGCCGTAGATCCGCTCGCACAAGCAACCTTCTCATCACTCGATGACGCAGGAATGTTCAGCGCCGTCTTGAAAGCATTAAAGGTCATTTTCTTAAGTGGCGGTTCAGACGATTCACTGGCGTCAAAAATGGCAACCAGATCAGCCGTACCATCCACTGTAGTCAATGTGGTCAGGTCATCGATTGGGGGAACTACCGGGAGTTTGGTAGTGGCGTCAGTGGCGATATACATCGCTGATTTATCGAGCGTGAAAAACTGCTCGCCGGCCAACATGGATGAGCTGGGAAGATTGGCTTTCAGGCCGCGTTTGATTTGGATTCTAGGCATGGATATTTCCTCTATGTTTCATAAATATTCCCCGCAATCGATATTCCCGGTCGGATCGCCCGGTCGCCCCGGCGGCCCCGGCGGCCCCTGTTCGGCCACTTCCCATATCTGGATCTCGTAGTCCTCGATGACCACGATTTCGGTGTCGGTGATCTCGACGATTTCCGGGTCGCTCATACCAGTTTCACCCTGCCGATCATGATCAGCCGGCTGGTTTCGTCGGCGAAGGTGACCACCAGGCGGAAATTCCGCCCGTCATAGGCTTTCTTTTCGTCGTCCGAAAGGGTGATGGTGAAGCTGCCGTTGTCCCCGTCGATTTCGACATGATGGGTCGATACATCCATCCGCGCCAGTTCGGAGCGGTCGTCGTTTTCGACGATCATCGTCACGTTCGCGCCGTTCAGGTCGATCGGCGTGGAATCCGGCGGGCGAGCCCGGCTGGGATTCAGATAGGTAACCTTGAACGGCCTGGAATCCCCGAGTTTGGCCTTGTAGCCGAAACGGCGCATCGATTCTCCTGCGCGGGCATGGCCCGCCCTTACGATTGTTGCGAGATCGTGAAGAACTGCGAATGGCCCGAGGTGGTGATCGAGGCATCCTTGAGCACGTCGAAGGCGAATTCGAGCTGGCCGAAGTCGGTGCCGATCAGCGAAATTTCCTTGGCCGGGCCGAACTGGACGCGGGGCGCGTTGAACCAGAACGGCCGCGCCGAATCGGCCAGGTTGCCGGCCTCGATATAGAGCTGGAAAATCGCCGCCGAGCCGGTGAGCGCCTCCATGATGTCGATGCCGCCGAAGCTGTAGGTGACCTCGACCGAATCGCCGTCGCCGATGTCGCCGCCCGCCAACGCCACGATGCCATTGTTCTGCACCAGATAATCGGTGCCGGCCACATAGGTTTTCGGGTTCGATTCGGCCTTTTCCTTGACCACTACGCTGCTGATGTCGCGGTTGGCCAGCAGGGTGAGTTCGCCGAGATAAACCTTGACTTCCTCCGGCGTGGAGGAAACCGTGCCGGCGGTCACCGAGCGGGTGCCGCCGAAGGAGGCGCGGGCCAGGTTGGTCGGATCGTAGTCGTGGACGATCAAAGAGCCAGTCACGTCCTTGATGAACCGCGAGGTGGCCGCCAGTCCGCCGGCCAGATTGCTGTAATCGGTCAGCTTTTTCACTTCCTCGTTGATCTGTAGCTTGAATCCCGAGCAGTTGCCGATCGGCACCAGGCCGGAAACGGCCTTTTCGCCCTTCAGATAGAGTTTCGCCAGCGCCGAATAACTGTAGTTGGAAACCTGGCTTGTCATGTTGTGTTACCTCTTGGTCAAAGTTAGACGGGTGGAAAAATTGATCGGAAATTCGGCGTAGCCCGGCATGTACTGGGTTTCGGCATAGCCGGTATAGAGCAGCGGTTCCCAGTTCACGCCGGGCCGCCAGTTGTCCAGCGCATCGAGAATCCTGCCGCAGAGTTCGCCGGCGGTGGTTTCGGTCAGATCCTCACTGTTTGAAGAATGTTCGACGGCAACGATGACCTGATACTGATGTTCGTCCTTCAGCAGATTGAAATTGCCGGGATTGTGCATGGCCTGGCTGGAGACGGGCCGCACGAACGCGCCCGGCAACATTCTGGTCATTTCCTCGACCGACTGATAAAGCGTCGATACCGAGTTCACCGTTTGCAGATCGGTTTCCAGATCGAGGATGCGATCGATGATCGCCTGAACCGGCTCGAACAGGTTAATCGGCATACTGGCGCACCTGCACGTTGACCATGCCAAGGTGATCGTCCACGATGCGGATGATCCTGAAGGTCTCGCCATCGATGGTCATGTTGTCGCCCTCGCCGGCTTCGGTGGCGCCGAATTCGGATTTGAGGAAATCGATGCTGAAATCCGTATCGGTGAAATACTGTCCGCCGAACGCGACCTGCTGATTGATCCGGTTGACGATGCCATTGATGATGAAGGTTTTTTCATTGACCTGAACGGTGATGGCCTGGCCATAGATGGCAATGATCTGGTTATTGAGATTGTCAACCGCGACGGCATAGCTCATGTCTGTCCGGATTCTGGTTATGTCGGGCAATAAAAAGACGTTGCCAAGCCTGCGGTTTAACCGGGCGCCGGTTCGATGGCGCCGATGCGGGCATCCAGATGCACCAGCACGGTGGTCGCGCCGTCGCCCGCCGCCTTCCATGCGATGGCGATCTTGCTGACATCGCCCTCGGCCTTGACCACGGCATCGTCGTCGAACGATTGCGACGCGGCGACGAACACCACGCTCATGCCCTGGGTGATGACGGCGCCGGAGACCTTCGGCAGTTCGAACACGCCGCTGAGGGCAAGTTCGCCGGTGGCGCCGTGGGCAATGTCGGTCGTCGCCACGCCAAGGGTCGTTCCGACCACCACCGGATCGCCGGCGGAGAGGGCGCTGCCCGCATTGGCATAATTGAGGAGTTCGCCTTCCTGTTGATAGGTTTTCATGGCTGCTCCTTAGGCGTGGACGGTGCCGACGCGCTGATCCAAATGCACCTTGACCGTGGTGGCGGTATTGCCGGCGGCCTCCCAGCACAGCACCGCCCCGGCCACGTCTCCGGTGGCCTGCGAGGTGTCATGCTTGCCGAATTTTGTCACCGACTTGTCCCACACCAGCGCCTCGCCCTGGGTGAGCACGTCGGCCTGGACTTTGGGCACGGTGAAAACGCCGTCGGTGTGAAGTTCGCCGGAACTGCCGTTGGCGATGTCGGTGGCGGCGATGGCGATCAAGCATCCGATGACCACCACATCGCCGGACGAAATCTTCGATCCGGTCGAATTGGCGTAGGTGATGGTATTGCCTTCTTGCACGTAGTTTTTCATGGCCTTTCACTTTCAAAATTGAGTCATGTAGGTTGGGCAATATCTTCTGGTTGCCCAACATTTTTGTGTTTTGTTGGGCAGGATGAAGCCCTGCCCAACCTACGCGACCGATTACGAACCGTCGTTGAAGTACGCGCCGCGCCAGCCGATCGCGCCGATGCCGAAGGTGTGCTCGACGCGCCAGCGCAGGCCGCCGGTGCCGAATTCCTCCTCCTGCGCCAGCCGGGGTTCGGACTGGCCGTTGAGGAACACGACTTCGAACGTCGGCATGATCGCCGGGTCGGCGAACATGTACCAGCCGGCGGACAGCCGCGCGGTGTCGATGACCTGGCTGAACAGGCTGGATACCGGGTTCATCCGCTGCAGTTTGTTGGAGGCGTCGGGATCGTAGGTCGAGCCGTTGACCACGCGGGCGGTCGCGCCGAGGGAAAGCGGGCCCAGCCAGATGGTCGGCTTGATGTCGAGAATCTCGTTGCCGCTGATGTCGGTCTGCGCGGCCATCGCCTGGCGTCCGGCGTCGATAGTGGTGACCGAGGGCGCGGCCCCGGAGGTGACATAGTTTTTGTGTACGGACACATTGAACAGGTTATAACCGTCCTCGTTCATCACCGGCCCGGCGCTGGAATTACTGGTCAGCAGGGTGAAGAACGCCTTTTCGATGGTCAGCTTGGCGGCGCGTCCGAGTTCCTGCGGCAGACTGGAGAAGAATTGCAGGTCGTCGTTGACGATCGCCTCCGGCGTGATGCTGATCAGGTTGCCGAACCGTGACGCCTGGATGGTTTCCTTGACCGCATCGGGAATCGCCTTCTGCTTGTATTCGCCGGCTTCGTTGGTGCCGTCCAGTGAACCCAGGAAACCCGGAACCAGGCGGTTCCAGACCCGATAATCGCTGACCGAACCGATGCGGCAAATCTTCGACCACACATCCGGCGTGATCACGTAGGCGTTGACCAGTTCCTTGTGCAGGACATTTTCCAGCAGGGTGGGGAAGTCGCTGGTGGTCTGGCCGGGGCTGCCTTCCGCTTTGGGCCGGCGTTGCAGGGCCATGCGCGCGATGTCCCGTTCGGCCATTACGCCGGTCTTGACGCCGCGCTTTTCCAGCGAGGCGCGGGCCAGTTCGAACAGCCGGTAACTCGCCCAGGGATTCTGCGGATCGCGTTTTTCCAGGCCGGCGCGGGCGCGCAGGGCCTGGGTCACGCCGGCAACGAAATTCTGTTCGTCGGTGATGCCGGCTTCGATGCGCGGCGTATAGCCGGGCGGGTTGGCCGGCGCCGAATCCCTGCCGAGATGGTCGAGGAGCTGGGCGCGCGCGGTTTCCACCGTCAACTCGCTGTCGTCGAGGGCGGCATCGAGGATCGCCTGCACGCCGTCGTGGCGGGTGAAGCGGGCGAACGCCTGGCGGATTTCCTCGCGGCGGAATTTCTCCTTCGCCTGGATCTGCTTGCTGAGTTCGGCCCTGATTTCATCGTGATTGGGTTCGGGAGGGGAGGCAGGCGTCGGGTTGGCGGTGGCTGCCGGCTGAGTTTCATTGGGCATGGTCTGATGCTCCGGGAGGGTGGAAAGGTGGCCAGCCGGACGGCTGAACCGGTTGGGAAAGGCGTGGGCGGCGAGCGCCAGGGGCTGTGAAATCTCGTCGGCGAAGCCGGCGGACTGCGCTTCGGCGGCGGTATACCAGTGATCCATGCCGTCGGTCAGAAGGGCGAGGGTGGCATCGAGATCGATTCCGGCCTTCTTGGCGTAGGAGCTGCTCATCGCCATCGCGTATTTGTCCAGGGTGTCGGCCATCTCGCGCATGTCCTGGCTGTTGCCCATGGCCGCGCCCCAGGGCGCATGGATCATCATCAGGGCGTTCTCGGCCATGGTGGTTTTCTGGCCGGCCATGGCGATCAGCGAGGCGATGGAGACGGCCACGCCGTCGACGTGGATTTCCGTTCCGCCCGGATGCCGGTTGAGGGCGTTGTAGATGGCAATGCCGTCGGATACCGAACCGCCGTAGCTGTTGATTCTGGCCCTTATTTTCGTCACCTTGCCGAGTTCGGCGAGGGCTTCGACCAGTTGTTTGGCGGTGACCGAATCGCCATACCAGGATTCGCCGATGTCGCCGTAAATCAGCACTTCGGCTTCGTCGGGCGTGGCCGAGGCGCGGATTTCCCACCAGTCGCCGCGAGCGGCCTTGACCGGCGAACGCAAATCCTTTTTCAGTTGCCGCAAGCTGGCGGCGGTGTCTTTCAGATCATTCGGCGGGCTGGGCATATTGGGGATTCCGTACATTCGAGGGCGGTTTTTCGTTGGCGGGATCGGCGGCGTTGATCAGTCCGGCATCCGTCCATTGCTGCCGCCACAGGCGCTCCTGCTCGATCACGTCGTTGGGGCGGAAACCGCGGCGGCGGATGATCTCCGGGCCGCTGGCCAGGCCGTTGCGCTCCAGGGTTTCCCATGCGTTGGCTTCCTTGGCCGGGTCGATCCACGGCATCTGCGGGCCGATATACAGGGCGTCGTCGAGGCGGTTGAGATTGAGCGAGCGCGGAATGCGCAGTTGCCCGGAGGCCAGTGCGACATTCAGGAAG